ATGATGCCTGCTGCATCGCTGCGGGCGGCGAGATCGGCCAGAACCCGGGCGCGCAGGGCCTCGGGCTTCAGGCCCTTGGTGACAGCGTCGGCAGCGTCGATAATCACGCCCAGCCGGGCGGCCTGCGCGCAAACCTGCGCCACGTCGGCTGCTTCGGCGCGAATGGCATCTGCGGTCATGATGGTGGTGACGGGCGCAACCGCATTCACCGACGGTTCGGGCGTGGCGGGTGCGACCGGGGCTGCAGGCTTTGCCGCCGAAGGAGCGGCAACCGGTGCCGGGTTCGTGGTTTCTGTGGGCGTGGTGGTCATCTGTGGACCCTTTCTGCTGGGGGAGGTTGTGCCGCGAGGCGCGGCGGCGAAGGCGCGGAAAGCTGTGACGGGATCGGCCAGATCGTCGGCCAGACCGGCGGCGATGGCGTCAGTGCCGCGGAACACGGCAGCTTCCGTCGCCAGCGCTGCGGCTTGGGTCAGCCGATCCCCGCGACCGGCAGCGACGGTTTCCGCGAAGAGGAAGCGCACAACCTCCAGCTCACGCTGCATCTGGTCGTGCACAGCCTCGGGCAGCGGCTGATAGGGATTGGCGTCGATCTTGTGCGATCCGGCATGAATTAGGGTGACAGCGATGCCCTTCTGGTCCAGCGCCCCGCTCATATCCGTGTGCAACGCCACGACACCGATGCTGCCGACAGCTCCGGTGCGCGGCAGGATGATCCGGTCAGCCTGGGAGGCGAGGACATATCCGGCCGACAGGGCGTGTTCAGCGACGAACGCATGCACCGGCTTCTGCGCCCGGGCGGCCCGGATGCGATCGGCCAGATCGAAGGCCCCGGCGACCTCACCCCCAAAGCTGTCGATGTCCAAGGCAATGCCGCGAACGCCGGGATCGGCGACGGCCGCCTGCAGCTGGGCAGCAATTCCTTCATACGAGGTTAGACCAGAGGATTGACCGATCCACGCGCCGCGATGAACCAGCGTTCCCGCGATTTCGATCACCGCGATCCCGTCAATCATCGTGAAGGGCTGGGTGCCATTGCGCTGATTACGCTGGGCAAGGTCATTGCCGAAGAGCGAGGCCCGGGCTGGAAGAGCAACTGCGGTCTGATCGGAAGCGTCCGCGTCAACGCCAAGGAAGGTGATTTCCTGTCCGGTGATGCGCGGCCCCAGCCCGGACAGGAAGGCCAGCGCCTTGGCCGGGTCGACCATCAGCGGTGTGTTGAAAGCGCGCTGGGCGATCTGGGCGTGGTGCATCATGCGCCCTCCTTGGGGTCGGGTTTCTCGTCGCCGGTGTCGTCTGCCTCGTCGTCTTTGGCGCTGTCCTGATCCGAATCTCTCGCCCCACCTTCACCCGGTCCCTGCGCTGGTGACCCCGGGCGGCGGAAGTCGAGGCCCAGCGCCAGTTCGCGTTTCCGTTCGGATGCAATTTCGCGGTCGACCTGTTCGGCGTCGTAGCCCCGCTCCGCCAGCGCTTGCGTTCGGGATTTCAGCCCCGCCTCGATCTGCAGGATCTCGGCCGAGGCGTCCTTCATCGGGTCAATCCAGTCCCATTTCGTGGGCAGCCAGGCGCAGGCATGATATTGGCGGCGCTGGCTGTCATAGCTCGGCAGATTCAGGGCGCCCGACAACACGGCCGTGTCCATCCAGCGTACCCAGACCGCGCGACAAAGCTGGTAGACCAGTACGCCATGCTGCCAAGCCGAGATACGGCGGCGGAATTCGATGAGGGAAATTCGCGTGTTGGAGAAGTTGCCCTTCGCCGTGTCGCCGGTCAGATAGCCATAGGGCACCCCCAGCGCGGCCGCGATCTGTAGCAGCGTGCGGTACTGGAACGGCTCGTAAGTGCCGCCAGAGTCCGGGGTGGCCGGGGTGGACACATCCTCACCCGGATCCAGCCGCACCACCTGACCGGGTTCGACCTCCAGATCCTCCTCGGTCGGTTCCAGCGGCGTTTCGGGGGCGGGAGAGGTGATGAACATCGCGAACATCGCGGCGATCTTCTTCCGCTCCAGTTCGGCATCGTCATATAGGTCGAGAGTGAACAGCTTGACGATGGCGGCCGCGAAGCGCGACACACCGCGCAGCTGGCCGGCTTCCACCGGGTCGAGGACATGGATCACGTCGGCGGCCAGAACGCGGACGGTTTCGCCAGATAGCCCCGGATCGGTCCGGTCGCCCGGATGGCGGCGCAGGAAGTGATAAGCGACGCGGCGGCCGATGGGATCGAACTCGATCCCCTGCCGGATCAGCCCGGCGCCGGGCAAGGTGCGGTTCATATCCAAGGGCAGCATTTCCGAAGGCAGCATCTGCAGTTGCAGCGGAACAGTCAGACCATCCTCCGCGCGACGCGGCCGGATGCGGATGAACACCTCGCCCGACAGGAACACCTCGCGCGCCGCCCGGCGCTGCAAGCCATAGAAATCCGTAAGCCCCTCGGCATCGGCATCGTCAGTCCAGGCGAGCCACAGCACCTGCAGCTCTTCCTTCTTGGCCGCATCCGCGATGGTCGACGAAGGCTTGATGCCATCGCCGACGACATTGCTGGCGAAGGACTCCACGGCGTTTGCGGCATAGCCGTTGTTCCGGACCAGCCAGCGCGCTCGGGCGGTGATCGTGTCGCCTGAGGCAGCGATCAGCGTGTTCACATGCGCACGGCTGGCGCGGAACCCGCGCAGACGACGATGGGCCTGTGCGGCATCGAAACCGCCGATGATGCTGCCGATGCGCTGGCGAAAGGCCTCGAAAGCCATGGATCACAGACCTTTCGAGGCCACAGTTCCCCAGCGCCGACGGCGGGGTGTGCCGGTCGTGGCCGTGGCAATGCGGATTTCCAGATCGCTGATCGCGTTCGCCAGTTCCGCGTCCGAGCCATAGTTGATGCTCTTGCCGTCATAGCTGACCGAGCGGACGCCCGCGTAACGCGCCTCCTGCAGCGCTGCCAACAGCGCGCGCATCCGTTCCAGATCCATCTCAATCCCTCATGAAGTTCGGTGTGTAGGCCCGGCGTTTCCGCCGTGGCGTGGTCGGTGTTCCGGCCTTGGGCGGGGCGGGTGTGGTGGATTCAGCGACGGCCGAAGTCTGTTGTGCAGAACGGGTTTCCACCCCTGCCTGCGCTTCCAGCCGTCGCCAGGTCGCCTCGTCCCAGCGATCAGCGCCCATGATCCAGGCCGCAGCCCGGGCATAGACGCGGGTGTCGAGCGCCTCGTTGCGTTCCCGCATCTTCTGCCATTCGGGGTGGGCATAACCGCGCTTGTTGCGCAGGGTGACAAGCTGTTCGGCTACCAGCTGTTTCAGCCATTCGGAGTCGATCCAGTCGGGCAAGTGCACGGTGCCGGGGGCGTCCAGCACGCCCAGCGCTCGGTCTTCGTCCGAGGGGCGTTCCAGCCGCAGGAAGCGGTAGGTTTCGGTCTTGAAGGTCGCTGTGGCCACCGACCAGAGCCGCGCCCCGCGGCGCAGACGCTTGCCGCCGATGGTGGCGTCGACAAAGGTCGGACCCGACACCGGCGTTGCGCGGTTGAACCCTTCGAGACCCTTGATCGGGGCCACCTGGTCGAACCCTTGCTTGCGCGCCCATGCGTAAACCGCCGGGGCCTCATAGCCGGTGTCGATGGCGAGCTTTCCGATCAGCATCACTGCGCCATTGGCGCAGGTCCATGTTCGACCGAGCAGGGCCGTCAGCTTGTCCCAGCAGGCCGGGTCGTCAGGGCCACCGGCAATGACGATGTGATCGACCAGCCAGCTTTCCAGGCCGCGACCCCAGGCCCAGACATCGACTTCGATGCGGTCTTTCTGCACGTCCACGCCAGCCGTAAGGAACAGACCGCCGACGGGGATCTGCGCGCCCGCGTAGCTTTCGCGACGTTCCGCCAGCCGTTGCCACTCAGGGGCTTCGCCCGACTCCACCCATGTCTCGCCCAGCAGGGTGTTGCGCGCGACGCGCAGCATTGCCTCCGAGCCTTGCGCCGCCAGCCATTCCCGCGCGATCTGCTGCCAGCTTTTCCAGCCCAAGGGCGAATAGAGCGCCGAGATGTGGAAGCCGATGGAGTGGGGATCGGCGGACACAGCCGTTGCCCGCCATTCGCCCCGTTGCAGCATCTGCGTCTTGTGATGCTCCGCTATGGGGCGTTCGCAGCCTTCGCAATGATACGCTGCCGTGTCGGGGCGTCCCTTGTCCCAGCGCAGCCGCTCAAACTGCAGCCATTGCATCGCGCCGCAGTGCGGACAGGGAACGAAATAGCGGCGCTGGTCCGAAGCCTCGAATTCTCGCTCGATCCGGCTGAGGCCCCGGATGGTCGGCGTCGAGACCATGAACACCTTGCGCCGATGCGAGAAGGTCGTGGTCCGCGCCTCCGCAAGCGTGACCGGGTCGCCTTCCTCGTCGGCCGAGGCGGGATAGGCGTCGACCTCGTCGAGGAAGATGTACCGAGCAGGCATTGACCGTAGGCCGGTGGCACTGTTGGCGCCGGTCAGCACCAGGATGCCGCCGGGGAATTCCTTTGACAGCA